CCTTACAAGCATGTGCGTAGCGTTGAACAAAATAATCTGCTACACTCATGGGTTCGTGAGATCGCCAATGAAACAGGACACACTGTGGAAGAAATAAAAGACCACATATGTACTGAATTCCTTGGCACTAAAGACTACGTTGGATTAGATGGTGAGCCAAGAAGCAGACTAATGACAACATCTGAACTCAACGTAGAAGAAATGTCATCCTTGATTGAAAGGGTGTCTGAACTAGGTGCGGTAGTTGGCGCACGTTTAACGGAGTTAACATATGGATGACGAAGAAGAGATGGCACGGGAAGAGGATAGTCGCGCTCAAGAAGAGCATGAGCAAACCGTAGCCCAGTGGCAAGAGTGGGAGGAAAAGCATGGCGAGTAAGCGTGACTTCCTAAATGAACTTGTGAAAGACAACGACCTCAATGTAGATGAGGACATTTTCAAACGCAATCTGGGTAGTAAAGACATGGCTTTCATAACACGTACTGGTATCGAGAAGATTCAATTCAATAACGATATCCGTGTGCGCTATGAAGTGATTGCAATGCAACCAGACTATGTAGTTGTAAAAGCAATCGCTACCAAAGGGCCAGATGATGGCATCACTGTTGTTGTTATTGAATCTTTTGGAGAAGCAACACCAGAAAATACTAAACAAAACCCACCGTACTATTCTGCTATAGCAGAGAAGAGAGCGTTAGCCCGTGTGGTATTAAAAACATGCGGGGCATACAAGCACGGCGTATACGGTGAAGACGAGTCAGAGGACTTCAAACAAAATGGCTAAAAAGAAAGTAAAGAAATCAGCAGCACGTATAGCAGCTAAGATTAGTGATGAGCAGAAGAAGTTACTGCTTGCTCTTATTAATCATTCATCAGATGTTGTTAGGAGTACGCTGGAAGTTGGGTCAGCAATGGCTAACGACTGTATTAAAACTCAAGAGTCAGTATGGGATGTTGCCCGTGAGTTTGGATTCGATAGGGGTGACTACTGGTCAGAATACAAATGAGTCATTGGTACGACAAGGACGGTTCCCCTCAATACGAGGTCGAAAGTAAGTTAGGGTCCATGAGGTCTACGACATTAAGGGACGCTCGTAAATTTGAGTGGGTTCCGTCCGTGTCTACTATCTGGAAAGATGTGGTAGCAGCGCCGGGTTTAAATAGGTATTACCAAGAGCAGTTGTTTAATGTGATGGTAGTACAGTTCGATAGAGGGTATTCGATTGGAGATGAACAAGCGATACCATTTAAGAGGCGTGTGTTTGCCTTGGCAAAAGAACATGCAATGAAAGCTGCTGAGAGGGGTACACACATACACAACCTTCTTGAACAGCAACTGTTAACTGGTAAGTGTGGTTCTAAAGACCCAAACGAAATACATATGGTTATGCAGACCATCATCAAGATGAAAGAGGTGTGCGGTGATCAGGATTGGAAGGTAGAGAAATCATTTGCTCACCCTATGGGGTATGGCGGTAAGATAGATGTGTACTCAGACGAGTGGGTTGTAGATTTCAAGACAAAAGAATTGGTTGAGGGTAAAAAGCCTGACATGTACGACTCTTATGGTGTGCAATTAGCGGCTTACAATCATGGGGTAGGCGGTGGTAGGAAACTACTCAACCTATTCATATCGGTTTCTTCTCCCGGTTACGTTGTTGATTATGAATGGGAAGAAAGAGAGAGGCTGTTTAGTATGTTTGAAGCAGCTTTAAATTTATGGAAATTAACCAAGAGGTATGATGCTTCATGGCAAGCGTAAACAAAGCAATACTAGTAGGACATGTAGGAAAGGAACCTGAGTTCCGTGAAACAAAATCTGGCGACACAATAGCCACGTTCTCTTTGGCTACTAACAGTGGCTATGGTGAAAAGAAAACCACTGACTGGCATCGTATTGTATTCTTTGGAAAGACAGCGGATGTTATCAAGGAGTACGTGAGCAAGGGGAGTCAGATTTATGTTGAGGGCAGAATCTCCAACCGTAGCTACGATGACAAGGATGGTAACAAGAAGTACGTTACTGAAATTAACGGGTACTCTATGCAGATGTTAGGTGCAAAGGGTTCCACCAGTAATGATGTAGTTGATGGCGAAAATATCCCCTTCTAATTCTAAACTATACGAACAGATGCGCTATAGCATGGCACGTGTTTGTTACAGGAAACGATTGAAGGACAAGGCCAAGGATTGGTCTGGATTTTTCGAGGAGTTCTTTGGGGTTGGTCTTGACGAGTATGTTAAGTATGCTCAAGAGGCCAACCTTAAGGATCGGTTTGACGAATTAGAAGTTGCCCTCACAGATAAGGAAGCTCCCATATTATGAACGTATACCAACAGTGGATTCACAAGACTAGGTATGCTCGTTACCTAGAAGAGTTTCAAAGACGAGAGAGTTGGGAAGAGACAGTGAGAAGGTTCACCGGTTTCTTTGAAGAAAGATTAGACCTAACCCTTACTGACATTGAACGGGCTATCATTGATCTAGATGTTATGCCAAGCATGAGATGCCTCATGACTGCGGGAAAAGCATTGTCGAGGGATGCAGTTGCGGGATATAATTGTAGCTACCTACCTATTGATTCGCCTCGTGCATTTGATGAGATCATGTACATCCTCATGTGTGGTACAGGGGTAGGGTTCAGTGTGGAGAGGCAGTATATAAATCAGTTGCCTATAGTATCTGAAGAGTTTCATGATACCGACACGGTAATCATAGTGCGAGACTCAAAGATTGGATGGGCAACAGCAGTAAGAGAGATGATAAGTTTACTTTATAGTGGGCGAGTTCCCAAGTGGGACTTGTCTAGAGTCAGACCGGCTGGGTCACGGCTCAAGACATTCGGGGGTCGCGCAAGTGGCAGTGAACCGTTAGATAAACTGTTCAAGCATGTGATATCTATATTCACACACGCCAAGGGTAGAAGACTCACAAGCTTAGAATGTCACGACCTTGTATGCTATGTGGGTGAGGCTGTGGTAGTGGGCGGTGTTAGGCGTTCGGCTACCATCTCCTTGTCCAACCTAACTGATGACCGTATGCGTCATGCCAAGTCAGGCGAGTGGTTCCTAAAGGATGGTCAGAGATCACTGGCTAATAACAGCGTGGCCTACACTGAGATGCCAGATACTGGTGCTTTCCTAAGAGAGTGGACATCCCTCTATGAGAGCAAGAGCGGTGAGCGTGGCATCTTTAATAGGCAAGCAACAAAGGACATGGTTCCAGAGCGCAGAGATAACAACTATGAATTTGGGGTAAACCCTTGCAGTGAAATCGTACTTAGACCAAGAGAATTTTGCAACCTCTCTGAGGTAGTGTGTCGTGCTGATGACACGCTGGCTACCATTCGTAAGAAGGTTTCCCAAGCCACACGGATTGGCACGATACAGGCCACACTAACAGACTTCCGTTACCTATCTGCACCATGGAAAAGGAACACAGAGGAAGAGAGACTGTTAGGTGTGTCTCTCACTGGCATCATGGATTGTCCTGCTATCCTTAAGGCAACAGACAAAGAACTACAAGGGCTGAGAGATCACGCAGTAAAGGAGAACATCTCCGTTGCCAAGGAGTTAGGCATACCTGAGTCAGCGGCCATCACCTGTGTCAAGCCTAGTGGTACGGTAAGCCAGTTAGTTAACTCATCGAGTGGCATACACCCACAGCACAATTCACATTTCATTCGTAGAGTTCGTAACGATAAGAAAGACCCTATCTCTACCGTCATGATAGAGGCCGGGGTTCCTTACCATAGTGACCCACGCAACGATGGATCATGGGTGTTTGAGTTCGGCATGAAGGCTCCCAAGGGGGCTATCACAAGGCACGACATCACTGCCCTTCAGCATCTGGATATATGGAAAAGGTTTGCCCTTAACTGGTGTGAACACAAGCCCTCTATCACTGTCTCTGTTAGGGAGAACGAGTGGGTAGAGGTAGGCGCATGGGTGTATAAGAACTTTAACATTCTATCTGGTGTTAGCTTTCTTCCACACGCAGATGATGACCACACCTATGAGTCAGCACCCTATGAGGACTGCTCACCTGAGACATACAGGAAACTAGCCAAGACCTTACCCGATGAGATAGATTGGGATGCGGTCAAGGAAGAGGAAGACCAGACCACTAGCAGTCAGGAGTTTGCTTGCATGGCAGGAGCATGTGAAATATGAAACACTTTGACAATAGTTTTTACACCGTAAAACAAACTGCTGACCTACTCAGTGTATCAACAAAAACAATTCAGAGACTTATCCACTCTGGGGAACTTCCATGCGTTAGGGTTGGTACGTGTGTACGCCTAACAGACAAACAGCTTCATGAGTGGGTAGAAAAAAATACTTTTTATACTGCCGGGAAAGCGTGATATGAATACTTCTAACAGACACTACAATGCAATGGTTGAGCAGGGAGCAAGCGCCCCGTGTAACGGATGTCACTACGAGAAGGTATGCAAAGATGGATTCACCTGTGAACAATATAGGAAGTGGGAATATATGAGACAGAACGAATGGGCAAAGAAACTTAACACGTTCAGTAAAGTACCGGACAGAGCAATATGAATCTTCTTATTATTCCTGATGCACATGCTGCACCGGGCTATGACAACGAAAGGTTTACGGCGGCGGGTCAGTATCTAATGAGGGAGCGCCCAGATTATGTGGTTTGTCTGGGTGATTGGGCTGACCTGCCGTCACTCTCTTCCTATGACAAGGGGACAAAGGGGTTCGAGGGTAGGCGCTACAAGAAAGATATAGCCAGTGCAATTGAGGCACAAGAGAAATTCTTTGCACCTCTGCGTGAACACAACGAAAGGAAAAGAAAGAACAAGGATAAACAATACAAGCCCAAGCTGTACATGTGCCTTGGTAATCATGAGGATCGTATCACCAGAGCAACCAACTCAGCACCTGAATTAGACGGAGCCATATCCATAGCCGACCTCCAGTACAAGAAGTTTGGTTGGAAAGTCGTGGACTTTAAGCGTTCTCTCACCCTGTTTGGGATAAGCTTCAGCCATTACTTCACATCAGGCATATCAGGAAGGCCCATAAGCAGCGTTCATTTGGGCCACACGCTCGTTTCTAAGCTACACTGTAGTGCGGTACAAGGTCACACCCATCTGTACAACCACTCTGAACAGACACGCCCTGACGGGCAGAAAATATTCGGACTTAGTGCCGGATGCTTCAGTCACCCTGATTACTCTGAAAGCTGGTGCATGGATACTGAACACCAGTGGTGGAGAGGGTTGATTATGTTGCGAGAACTAGATGGTGAAGGGTACTATGATGAGATCGTTGCGGTCACTCAACGAAAACTTCTGCGAGATTATCCTTAGCATCCTTGATTGACACCACACATCCTGTCGGGAAGGCGTGAAAGCCGTACCAATCACCCTTCTCGTCCTTGGTAGTTGCTATCTTGACTACCTTCTTGTTCTTTTTAACGAGGTATCCTATCGTCCACAGACGTTGAGGCTCTACCTCGTCCTCTTTTTCCCATCCGCACGTGGCTAGTATGTCTAACCATTCCACGATTACTAGACTCATGAGGTAATAGCAGCGAACTCTTTCTTCGCTTCTCTGGACTCGTCTATACGCCTACGAAACTCTTCAATCTTTCTGCTATTCTGTGACTTGGATAGACTCTTGTCCTGTCTGGTCTTGGTGATGTCACCCTGCAACTCCTGCCGCTCACTGTTGAATCTCTTCATCCTAATTGAGCGTTCATCTTTAGAAATGGGGTACATGTTT